TGTTTGATAACTTCTATATTCAAAAGTCTTATTCAATTGATGAAATTGGACGTCCAAATTGGATTGATGTTTCTGTTGAGAGTGTTGGTGTCTTGCAAGCAAAAGATATTGTAAAGCTGGCAGTAGCTGAGATTAAACAGCAAGTTGATTCCTGGATGACGAATGCTTTGGAGAAGATCACTCGGGAATCAGAGAAAGATGTATACAATGTAAAGCTTGACCAGGGAGGCCATACTGTTGGTGCCTTGCTTCAAGAGATTATATATCACTCACGAGATGTAAACTTCGTCTCATATGATATTCCTCATCCTATGAAGCCAACCATGGTTCTTCGTTGGTGTTCAGATAAGAAGCCTGAAGATATTCTTAAGAAGACTCAAAAAACCATTCACGAATATTGTGAGATAGTAGAAAAGGGACTATAGAATAATGGCAGACGCTCTCATATTTGATCCAAGCGAATTCGAAGTTTTAGAGACCTTCGACTTCGAAGAAGAAATACAAAAACCAGAAGAAACCAGATTTTTTACGCTGGATGCTCAGCTAACTGATTTCTTCGAGAAGACTTTGCCAAAGGGTAAGGTTACCAAGCATGAAATAAAGGAACTCAAACAACTCAAAGATAGGTTTAAAACTGCATATGAAGGATTAATTGTTGCAACAGATTCTGATTACATCATTAATACTGCCAAAAAGTCTATCCATCTTCCTTGGATTAATCCTGTGTATGCTGGCTTTGATTACAAGGAATTCTCATATGATAAAGAATGGCGCCCTATCTTTGAGAATAGACGAACTGTAAATTATTACCCTCGTCTAATTGGTGCTTTACCACGCCCATACATTAGCACTGAGCCTGGACGATTACTGACGCAGAATGATACTCTTGTTAATGAAGAAGGTAAGAAACCAATTATAGGTCTTGGCAATTACCTAATGACAAAAACAATATTAAAAGATGATTGGTATTACGAGACTATTTCAGTCGAAGTTCCTAATACAGCAGATGAGCTCAAAACTATTGGATTTTATTTAGGTGAGAGACCTGAACTTCCTCGTCCTCTGATGGAACATCCTTTCTTGAAATCTAACCAACCATCATTTGTAAAGACTGATGTTTCACTTCTAGATTCCTTTCCAAGTATTACTGCTATTATGGAACATGCAATACCTGTCACTACAGACCCATATGCAACTATGAAACTTCTAAAATTATATGATGTGAGGATGTCACAGATTCCTTGGGCTGCTTGGAAGGAACGCTTTCCACCTGTTGAACGCCAAGATGTTCCTATGCCTATTTTGGAACTTAAATTCAGGCGTGATTCTCCCGATACTCCAAGTGAGATTTTGACCAAGGTATATTCTGATTGGTATCCTGGATTTGATTCACGTTTATGGCTGACTCAACAAGTTGATGGTGGATATTTTGTATCACGACTTTTATTATCCGAAGCAAGTTCAGCTGGTAGTTTAGCTGTTTCTGCTTTTTCTGAAGTGCCAACCGCTTCATTCCCAGAATCAAAACCTGAAATCTGTATGAACCTAACAACTAACTTTGATAGCTTTTTATCAAGTGGCATCTATCGAACAGTTGGTAAGGGAGGTCAATGTATCCCAGTCAGCACAATTATGCAGGAAAAAGTTACTGTCGCATATAAAGGTCGTATAGCCTGGAAAGAATCAACTAAGCATGATATATTGGTTGAGTATCAAAAATTACTGAAAAATTTCCAGATTCCTTTGATAGCTGAAGTGCCTAAGTATGAGAAGTATGAACATCTTCCAAAATCTGAACGGCATGCAGATGTTTTGGCAATTCAAGCTGATCCGAATAGAGAACCAGAAGATAAGGCTGAGGCGCTTGAACGGATTGTCCGCGACTTAACACTTGAGAACCGCAAATACTACGATGTTCCTGGCCAATTTGTTATGTGCCTGCACACCATTGAGATTCTTCGTGGAGCTTTAGAAGACAAGTTTAAGTTCTATGCTGATTGGACAGTATCTGTTGATGGTAAAAGAGTATGCCATTTTTGCGGAGAGGAAATTAATGGAGATACATTTAATGCTGTAAAAGAGTATGATGAAGATGGTCACTTAGTTATGGATTATTCTGCATTAGAGACTGCAATAAGCACTGATAATGTTGTGAATTCTTTAGCAGAACTTAAAAAATTATTCAATCCTGATAATGCTGGCGAGTCTTTGTTATTTACGATCATGACATTCCTTCAGGTCTTACCTGATGAAAAACAGCTTATGCCTATCCTTCAGTTAATTAGAAAGTTATCGGCTGGTTTGAAAGCACGAGCAGCAGCAAGCAAGGCTATAGCAAAAGAAAAGCAAGAGTTAGTTGAGGGGTCATTAGGTATAGCTGGGGCTGTAGTATTGCTTCAGACTCATAACCCGTTTTTAATTCCAAAGAGAAGTGTTGGGAATCGTCCACTAAACACAGCTGGGTATCCACGAGATTCAGATGACCCTGAAGAGTGTTTTGTATTGAGCTCAATTCTGGTTTTATTGCGTAAGACATTTGAATCGTTCCCAGGGTCTTATCGTGGAAGTGTAGCAACTATTTTGCGTGAGGTATTAAAGAAATCTAAAGACCTGCGTGATCAATCACTTCAATGGATTAAGTTTTTTGCAGAACAGAACAAATCTGTATTTGAGAATGCTCGTGAACGATACGAGGTTCCAGAAGAAGAAGCCTCTAAGAATAGTTTAGTTTTGCCTATTGAATCAGTTGATGATCCAGTATATCTTCCAGGAGAAGCTCTGGAAGAAGAAAAGCATATGGATTGTAGAACGAATAAGCTTTCTTCTTCGTGGAGTACAAAGCGTCTACCAAATGTTTCACAAACTGAACTTAGCCTGCAATCAAGAATTGACCCTTCTCCAAATAGCCAGCGTGTATCTCCTAGTAATAATGTTATATCTTCTGAGCATGTACCTGACGGTGACATACGGAGGCGTGTCGCTCTCGGAATTCCATCAGGATTCCCCGTATTAACAGAATTTGCAAAAACAGCAGATGGTGCTGCATTTGTAACCATTACTACCAGACTTCTATCATTCTTACCAAATATACCAGTAAAGCAACTAAAGGCTTTACAAGCTCATATGGTGCGCATTGATATTTTGGAATCAGATTCTATGATTCGTGATATTGCAAAAGGATACTTTTTTGAATTGATGAACATTGTAAAAGCAAGCCCTCCACTAACCAGGGCAGTCAATGATGCTCTTAAGACTGATTTAACTTTGAGGATGATTTTGCTATCAAAAGATGCCGCTGAAAAAGAAGACTTTGAGCTCAGAGCTAAAGAGCGTAATACACTAAAGGCTTCCTTGCGTTCAATGAATGACTCCGAACGTGAAATAACGCAAAGATTATTAGAACTTGGCCTGGCTGATTTTATTATTACAAATGTTGATCGCGAAAGGTTTGTTCAAGAACTGAACTTCAAGGAACCTGAACTGGAAGAGGCTGTAGTTGATATGGACAGACCGGAGGAAGGGTACAATGTTGAACGCGATTACGTTGAGAATGGTGATCAACCAATAGCAGATGATGGAACACAACTACAAGTTGACTATGGTGACTATGGGGATCGTGCAGTTCGAGATTATAATGATTATACAACTAATGAGTATTACCTTGAAGACAATCTGTAAAAAATGGTGGACTTGTCATGGTCCACCGAGATGCCCCCCAAAGTTGATAAATGGAGGGACTGGATGTGGTTCTTCTGCAGGACACAGCCCTGGCCACCTACGTATAGGCTTGGGGGAAGGTGCTGGAGTTGGAGCTCCACTTGTGACAACAGGCAGGCTTGAAGCGCAACCCATTGTAACAGTAAATCCCATATTTCTATGTAAAAACTTTCCATTTTGACAACCAGATACTATAAAGGGAAATGTATGCAATTCACAAGTTGTATGGTTCTAAGTTTGTTGTTCTGGCAACAACGGCGACACATTGTCAGTGCTTAATGCCTGGTAATTCTAATCATACATATTTTGTAGCAGAGTGGATGCCTCTTTCAATGGTCACTCTAGTAATACCTTCTCAATCTGATAATTTCTTTTCTTGTAAAGTTGAAGACGCTCTTGAAACTGCCGCCGAAAAGCTGGGTCAACTACATCTAAAATAAGAGGATGAACTTTTCGTCCTTCCTTTTCTACACGCATAATTCTTCCAACAATCTGGTCTACGTCAGGCCTGGATGTTGCAATAAGCAGAGTATTTAATGTAGCCAGGTCGAATCCTTCCTTGCACATTGCATAAGTTGCAATCAGAATACGTTTAGTGGCACAAAGTATAGTTCGCTGTTCAGACTTTACTTCACGACCCAAAATTCCAGTAAGTTCTCGTATCTCTTCTGGAAGAAGGTCATATAATACCTTAGTGTGTTCTACACGATCTGTAAGGACAAGAATTTGTCTATTCTTTTCCTGGTAAACATCTTTCAGTATTTCAACCAGGAACTTATTGCGTGGTTCATATTCTGTAACTTTATTGATCATTAGTGAAGTGAACATGACATTAGCAGAGTTGTAAATAATTGCATTAAACTCCTTATCTGGTGGATCAAACTCAAAATATTCAACCTTAACTTTGTCATCAATTTTGTCTGCAGTATCAGATTTGTATAGCATTGGTCCAAGGAACCAATTGATTACATGCATAAGCTTATCTTTGCGTTCAGGTGTTGCAGAAAGGCCTAGCATATATTTTGAAGTGATTTTTGGAATTGATTGACTAAATGCTTCTGAGGCAATATGATGACATTCATCAACAATTACTAAGCCAATAGACTTGAATGTGGTAGGCGGATACTCTTTCATAGAAAGTGATTGAAGCATGGCTACAATGATATCTTTATTTTCAATATCCAGGACTTCACCTTGAACTCTGCCAATACGAGCATCTGGAAGAAATGCTGCAATACGTTCAAGCCATTGGTCCCGTAGAAATGTGTTATGCACCAATACAAGTGTTGGAAGTTTTAGTTGGCTTGCAATATACAATGCACAAACAGTTTTTCCTCCACCTGTTTGAAGAGATATAAGACCGTCATGAGGTTCTGGTTTTAAGAAAGAATCGACTACTGGCATTTGGATTGGTCTCAAAGACCCTTTAAATGTCCAGAATCTGTCAGGAGTTGATGGAACATCTCGGGTTGATGTTGTGTATGGTCCGTACTCCTGGATACCATAATGTTTTGGAATGTAAAGATGTTCTTCAGATTCCTGAAAGACCTTGTATCTTGGAACAAATTGAGGTTTTACAAATACTGAAGGAACATATGGTTTTACCGTCAGAACACCTTTCAAATGGTGGGCGTTCTGAGGTTTAGGAATTCTATAGCCATGAATAGTTAGGGCCATTTTTGGTAGTAAGGTATTATTAAATGTATAGTCCGTTTTCTCTTAACTAAGAATAGTATTAACATGTTTACTAAGGCGCTGAGCTTCCTGCGAAAATCTAGAATCCTTTGATGTGCTGATAATATTCTTGCAAGATGCAAGGGTAAAGAAGTCTACAAGCAAGTCAACATTTAAAGTATCTTTAGATATTGTTAGAGAATCTTTGGATTTATTATGAACACCTTCCCTTCCTCCCAGGTTTCCGACTTCTGTTAGCATCGGGAATTCTCTAAAGCGACCTCTCCATAAATTTACGTATTCTGGATCGTCTGAAACTCCTATAAATTTAGCACCATTTAAGATACCAGCTGCTACCATTCTAATGTTTATTCCAGCCATGCGATGACTCTTATCAATTTCTGTGGCTCGGTCAGTTCCACGCAAATGAATACCAATCTTAGTTTTTAGGTCATATCTTTGCTGTCTATCTTTTACTTTATTTATTATTCTGGAATCAACAACTCGAAACACATTTGCAAAAAAGGTAGACTCATTATATGTCCATCTCTTCCCATTACATGTGTATACAATCACATCTGCATCAAAGATAATATCGTCGATATAATCCAAGGCAAGTTCTACTGATATTGCTCCAAAAGTATTGTATGATTCCTTTAAGTTACCTCTCCACTGGGGTGGATAAACTGTTGCATCCTCAGGAATATCATCTATAGATTTTAGCACTGGCATATTGACCAGGTCAAAATATGTATAAAATGTTTCACCAGAATGTGACCATATATTATCAGTCCAATCAACATATATTTGTAAATTATGTTTTAATGCGTATTTTACACACATTTTCAAAGATTCTAATCTATCTCCAAAACCACACGCTCCTTTCACAATTAGATATTTCATACTTATAATATGAACAGAACAAATCCAGAATTGTGGGAACGTGTTAAAACAGAAGTAACCCGAAGTTCAAAAGGAGGTTTACCAGGACAGTGGAGTGCACGTAAGGCTCAGTTATCTGTTAAATTATACAAAGACCGCGGGGGGAAATATCGTGGACAGAAAAGTTCAAAAAACTCTTTGCATCAATGGACTATTCAGAATTGGAGAACAAAGTCTGGTTTGCCTTCTTTGCTGACAGGAGAGCGATATTTACCTGCTAAAGCCATCAAACATTTATCATCATCAGAGTATGCTCGAACTACAAGAAAGAAGCGACAGGGTATGAAGCAGGGCCATCAGTTTGTCCGTCAACCACGAAGCATAGCAAGGAAGACTCGTCGTTACAGAAAGTTTTAATTCGTGTTGAAACACAAATGAATCGAGCATTCGACTATAATGGTGTTCAAATCTCTGCTTCTAAGCCAGTCCAAAAACTTGTAAAGCGTCACCGTATTCTGCATATTGATTCTGGAGACCGGGATATACAATTTTTCCCAAACAATGGAAATTTCACTGTTTATCTTCCCCGTGCATATGAACGAGTGTCATTAATTAACATTAAAAGTGCCGAGTTTCCTCAGGTAGTTGGCGCAGGAGGAAGTAATCTTAATGTCTGGGTTGGACCAGATAGCACCGGTTCAGGTAGTGTAATTTCAGTTCCTCCCAATTACTTTTTTCTCGAAGCAAAAGGACTAAATATGTGTGATGAAACGGCGCCTTCTGCTGACCGCTCTGCATCTACAAACTCAGTATTTGCTAAGTTTGTTATCGCTAACCCAACTGACCCAGTAACAATCTATAACGAGAGCTCAGATGCCCACCAGGAAATTGAGTTTTTTCCTCCTTTGACAAAACTTGATCGTTTTCAATTCAGAGTTCGCACGCACGGCATGGATGCAAACAGATACATGTACTGGTCAGCTGGCGATTGGAGCATATCTTTAGATATTGAAACGCTTGAGAACGTATTTGACGAGTTTTCAAGCATCGAAACTCGTATTGGTGATCGTTCGTAAAATGGATTGAGGCAAGAACAATATAAGAATATGAAAATATGGAGAATCGCCGCCCAGCTGTTCTTCCGCATAGGACACACTATCACCAGGCAGTGATAATAAAGCGAAATAAGGTTCTAGCAATAGGGCACAACTCCCTTGGCTCAAGGTCAAGGGGGTGTGCATATTCCCACCAATCAATCCATGCAGAACGCGCAGTAGTGAAAAATCTTGGTGATCTTTCACTACTTCGTGGTGCTACTCTCATCGTCTACCGTTATAATGCTCATGATGAGCTTATGAACTCAAAGCCATGCTCAGAGTGCCACATATTTCTGGAGAAATGCATGAAAGAGTATGGCCTTCGAAAGGTCATATTCTCAACACAGAAAACGGAATGTTAAAGTATAAGTATTAATTGAACAACACCATGGACCCCGCTTTTCGCGATCTCGTCCTGGCAACTATTGAGTGGTGCAACGAGTGTCAGCGCTGCGATTTTCGGCGCCTCGTAAGAGATGAAGGAGACCCAGACAAGCTCATTCCTGAGATCATCAGGCGCGGCCGTCAGATTGACATGCTTCTATCCCTGGCATTTGCCATGGAGTCGAAGAACGAAGATCTGATTCGGGAAAACAGCGCAATCATCCAGGAGATGAGAACCACCATCCAGTACATTGACTGGCTAGGAGGTTACACAGCCCTAAACCACACATAAGCCTCATGGCTATTTTTACCTGACAAGTTTTCCAAGATTTACGAAGGTATCAAAAGTAAAAATAAAGAATACTCCAGTAAAAATGTATAAAAGCATATCTTGTGTCCCAGGAGTTTCAGAACCCGTCTGTTGATCAAGAAGTCTATAAAGACGTTCCATTCTTAGTTCATGAGCATCTTGCTGAAAAGAAGGGGGAGCATATGCAAAGTTGGTTCCATCATCTGTGCGATAAAAGGGCTTGGTTTCACTGGTTTTAGTTATTCCAAAATGTTCTCTTGATACGATTTTTTCGGGTTGAAAGTTTGATTCATCATCATCTGTTACAATTGGAAGAGTTTTAGAGAGATCATCAATCCCCTTCTTCATGGCAGCCACACTTGCTTCGCCCCGTTTTCTAGGATCAGCAAAAATTCGCCCTTCTTGGACTGCGTCTCTTTTTTGTTCTGTTTTGGCAATGCCATGAGATTTTTTAGGCCATGGTTTGTCTGGGAATACGTCATCCAGACTCGAATAGTTCATCTTGTTCAAAGGAGCATAGAAAAAATAGCAGTATAATGGACAAATGAAGATTACAACTGAATACCTGGTAGTCGGAGCTCTGATAGTATATATCGCGTTTTTTACTCACCCTCCTCCTAGATTTGTAACAGCAGTTCTAGAAAGTCCAGTAGGCCAGGTACTTGTGCTCCTAGGCGTTGTAGGTGTATTCATAAAGAGTCAGCCGATTGGTCTTCTATGCGGTGTAGCATACCTGGTAAGCTCATACCCTGTTCTTGAGCACCTGGATGCAACTGAACAGGGACCCAAGAAGGAACAGCCAAAGTCTGGAGCTCCTAAGCCAAGTATGGCTGATATTGGAAAGCTAGCTGGTATGCTTTCTGGGAAAGGTCAGATGACTGGAAAGGGTCAGAAGTTACCCCAAGAGGCGGGCAAGGATGTGACTACTCCTCCCGCTTCTACTAATGCTGTCAAGCCTCATTCAGATCCTAAAGTTACAGAGAAATTTAGCCTCTTCTAATAAATGGTCTTACACCATATTCATAAAGTTGTTGGGTTTTTAAATAATAGCACACTATTCTCAGGCGTTATGTTGCTTCTGCTGAACGTTGGAAGCAGATTTATTGTTCATGAATTAAGTGATGATGATAACGAATATTCGCAGAATCTTCTTCTTCGACGATTAGCTATCTTTGCTGTATGTTTTGTAGGAACTAAGGATTTAGTAATATCTCTAATTTTAACTGCAGCATTTGTAATCTTATCTGCTGGTATATTCAGAGGTAAGGGACCATTTTCTCGTGAAGGAATGTCAAATGGGGAAACGGCAGTTGTAGTTTCATCTGGAGGAGATCCCTTTAAAGGAACAGCATCAAGTCAAGAACCTGGATTGTTTGGTAAATAGTAAATGGGAGGTGGCTTGTTTGGAACACCATTGTATTTGAATCCTAAGTGTTTAGTTTTTTCCGGATTTGTTCTTATGGTATATTGGCTACCTCATCCTAAGGCATTTGCCCACAAATGTGTTGCAGCATTCCTTCTAGCAACTGCTGCATATATTGCATTAGCCTGGTACGACTATATATATGATTGCACTGATAGGCTTGGACCAACTCTTCTTGGATGGATGTCAGGATTTTTTAAGCCAACAGAATATCAGAAAAAGTTTGATAACCTTCCAGTAAAGTATAAAAAGATTGTCAGAGCATTCGATATTGTAGTTCTGGTTGTGCTTGTAGCAGCATTCATATATCCATTCTATCAAAAGTAGAAAAACGGATTCTTTTTGTATAAAAATACAGTTATTAGGCTGGGAAGTGATAACCCAGTCCAGGTGGATAGAGCAAATTCGTGCTTGAATCTATCGCAGCAGCGGGCTAATTTATCGGCCAAGGGCAACCGCCTTAAACAAGAGCACGCAGCTCTGAGTTATATACATAGTCCATGGTGAGCCCAGGTGTGTATTTTTTGCTTCGTAAAAACGGATTAATATTTTTTAACATACATTCATATCACAACCACCATGTCCGTCGAGTTCCTTTCTAGGCGCGACGAGTCTGGCAGCTACTACATCGCCAGGGTTCACAGCCCAGGCGGTCAGTACATTGACGTCAACCCATTCTCTCCGCTAGAGTGCAAGATCTCGCACCAGACCAAGGGCAAGTCCCATGGTTTCGGTGTCGGGTTTGAGTCTGGCAAAAACCACCGCGTGCTCCAGATCGGAAGCCTCGGTGAGACAACCAGGTTCTTGCAAGACATCAAGCGAGGATTTCGCAAGTTCCCTGAGTTCTTTTCTCAGGGCTCTCGTGATGACGCATATTAGACGAAAGTCTAAAAACGGATTCTTTTTTTACAGGAATAATAGTTAGTGGCCAGATGATTACAAGTTTGGTGCCTCCTCGGTTTAAGCCCGAGACGCCTAGCTAGGGGTACTAGCAGAACGTGTCGTTGTTGGCACAGTAAAAAGTATGCAGTCCTGCAACGCGTTTTCATGCCCTTCGGGGAACAACATTTTTTGTTCCAGAAAAACTTGTCTTTTAGCCAGAAAAACTTGTCTTTTAGCCAGAAAAACTTGTCTTTTAGCCAGAAAAACTTGTCTTTTAGCCAGAAAAACGGATTCTTTTTATATAGAATTATGATTACCAGAATATTACAGTATATTCTAAAGTAACTTGGTTAAAGTATTCGATCTTAAAAGGTTGATAAACTAATTGAGCTATTCTAGATTATAGTGTATTATTCTGGAATTGACTGTATCTTAACAGTCATAGGAGTCACAGAACGTTAAGCATAAGAACTTGACAGATGTGTGACACGATTTAACGCGGAAGGTAGGGGCGTTATTTAGGTTACGTTGGCCTTAACAACCGAAGAAAGAGGGTCTCAGTAGTGAGACATAGTAACTGCGAAGGAGGGGCAGTTAACCGGGGCGCAACCGGCAGAGAGGAGAAGCGCGGAGACCGAAGAGAGCGGTAAATCAAGTAGCGAAGGAGGCTTGGTCGTTAATAATGCATAACGTAAATATGCCGATGGGTTGCGAGAAGACCAAGAGTAATATAAGATTAGCTATCAAGTGTTATTCGTAAAAGATGTGGGCACACATTTTTTATGAAAACGAATTTTTAACTTATATAAAACAGGATTCTACTTTACCATGGCAGCGTCTTCTGCACCCCCGCCCCTAAACCTTGGGCCGAGAGTCATGGAGCCATTCTTTGGCTGCAGCAGAATTGAGTGGGACGGAAACGTCCTCACGCTGGTCACCTACCCAGTGACGCCAGGTATCGTCGGATACGAACCAAAGTATCTGCCGGAGACACTCATGACGCAGTACAACAGCCGAACCAGCGATGGTCTGTGGAAGAGGCACGTGCTGTTCAAGCTCCTTGCGGAGATTGACCCGTCACGCGTTGACCTCCAGAACATTGTTCTCGGGATTATCAGCACTGGCAACCTGCCAGCTGAGTTCAAGTGCACGCACTGAGTTATATAGGGTTTACCCTAATTTTTAATTCACCAAGCAAACTTCAACATATTTTTCAGCATCTGCTTGTTCTTCTCTGTATCGTATCATTGCAGCTGGTAACGGACTCACTAAAACATTATGACGAATAATATGAGGTTTTTTCATTGCTTCTCTAACAATATCAATAACTTCTTTTAGGTCTACACTCTTATCACTGCAAGGATAATATCCCTTGTAATCCTCATCTGGAATTAAAAAGTTATCATACCAGCACAGATAAAGTTTAATTGATCTGTAATACTCAATATCTTGAAGATCCATTGCAATACGCCGTTTTGCCATTTCTAGTTGGGAAGGGTGAAACATTTATTAAAATGGATTCTTATTTATCTACTAAATTAAACTTGACAAAAGCCATGAACGACAACCCGCCAACAGAGAGGCACGACCTAGACCTCCACGACGTGAAGGAGAAAATCCGACCAGGCTTTAGCAAAGCTGAGTGGGACATCGCATACCCCTTACTTGTTAAGGCGGTTGCAGCGATGATTGATGCGGGCACACCAGCTATAGGCATAACAATTGAAGTCTCACCAGGGAGAAACGTATACTTTGCGATCGACCGACAGGCTTAGAGCTTAATGCTCACAGAATTTTTACCTGTAGAGCCTCCCTTTTTGCCTGGAGCAGATAGTGTAACCTTCTTCTCGGTTACTCCTGCATTGACTGACTTTAGTAGATCAGAAATATCTGCTGGGATGCTAGGAGGCTTCATTTCAACACGAGGCTGAACTGCAGCCTGCGGGGGCTGAGGATTGGGTCTAGCAGGCATCTTTACGGGTGACTTAATAGTCTGAGGAGCCCGCTGAGGAGGAGGAGGAATCATTGAACTCATAAAGTTAGAAAGACCTGCCATTGGGTTATCTCCTCCACGAGGTGCCATAGGAGGAGGCGCAACATTGGTTCCACGCTGATTGGTCTGTGACTGCATTGCTGCTGTAGCAAGCTGACGAGCAATTTCAGGATTAGACTTTAGAACCTGGTCTAGGTTAGGAATAGGAGACTTCTGAACCATCTGATTCGTCAGATGAACCATGTACACCATCATGCAAGTGCGAATAGGAATACGCACCAGGGGGTGCATTCTGAGCTTGTCACCGTACAGGTCATACAGTTCCTCAAAGTCTTCCTCCATGTCACCAACCTTCATCTGAGCAGCCTCAGACAGACCATCTAGCTGAAGACCAAATGCTTGCACCATTCCTACATTCTTAGAAGACCACTCAAGACCACCCATACCAGTCACAAACCATTCGGAGAATTGCTGAACAGACCTGTCCATGTCCTTCTCCTTACGGATGAACTCAAGCTCCATCTCCATCTCCTCTAGGGAAGAATCCATAGTGAATCTCTTACGCATAGGAACACCCATCTTAGATAGGCGATCAAACTTGCGTAGAGTTTCATACTTCTTGCGTTGAACATGTTCATCAGACATACGAGTGCGAGAAGGAGCAGGTGTAAATGAATCAGCATTCATATTCTGAACACCACTCCAGGTCTCGGTCTGCCCAACAGAATCTAAGTTAGGCATGATGTGAGGAGCGGAATCTTCGGTAAAATTAGGAAGATCGAATGTTTCTAGATTTGGGAGAGCAGTATCTCCATTACTTCCACCAGCCATGCTGGGGTTTACAAGCATATCTAGTCCAATAATGTCCATTTGTTAGTTAGTGACGTTAGGGTTATGAAAACTTTAACGCGCTATATTTTTACTATATCTATGATTGTGCCATTATGGACAACAATGGCTGCATTCAAATTTACAGAAATTAGGCGTAACCATAATTTTGAAATAGCATGCCCTAACCATTCCGGGCGTGTTTCAAGAATTTCTATAAATCGACGCACATATTTTATATTTTCTTGAGTGGTTCCTTTCTTATAAAACACTTTATCAAATTCAGAAAAAGACTGACTAACTGACTGAGATTTATCAAGAATATAATTAAGTATCTGTTTAGTTTGATGCTTTTTCTCTAATTTTTTTTTCATCCAATACACTGGAATTCCTGGATGAGCATCTTTCAGAATAATAACAATTTTAGCATTATTATGTATCAACCAAGGAAGATATACATGGTTTAAAAATATCTCATCAACACCAAATGAGAAATACCCATGTTCTTTTTTTTGAGCTGTCCAAGTGCCATATCTATTGAAAAACTTTTTACCACTCTTAATATCTTCTAAATAAGAACTTAGTAATGTAAACGGAACCTTTTTCATTGCAGTAAATTTTCCGGCATCAACCCATGGGTAAGGTATTCCATCATTCATAGTAGATTGTGTATCGAATAATTTTTCATATATATTTGTATTTTCGTATACAAGCGAAACTTCTTTAAGTTTAGACAACTTATTAAGATTGTTCATAGCAAGTATCTTTGTCTCATCAGGTTCTAAATCACACATATGTGCTACTGTCATTGCGTGAGTATTGATGTCAAACATTGGAAAGAATCGCAATACTGTGCCGAATAATCCAACATGAAATCCATCTTTCATTAAAAAGTCATTGCATTCGAACAAGTATATCCTGGCATCCAACTCTCGCATTATTGAAAGGATCGCCTCATCAGATGCAATTGCCCTGTCTATAAAAATTTGAAGTTGACTTTCTGGAAATATTTTAATATATTCTTTCCAACGTTTTAGTCCATCGACATATTTCTGAAAGTTCTTGGTCAAAGGAATAGCTTTAAAAAAGACGATATTCACAGTATTTGCATATCGTCTATTTGGATTTTGGATTACTGTTAATTTACAAACAGAGTTATCCATTATAGTTAAACAGAGAGAATATCAACAAGTTTATTGTTTTGAACTATTATCATACACGTAACATGATGTTTATCCTGGAACGAGTGTAATAGAAATTTAGATAAACTAGCTCCCAACCAATTTGGGTATTTTTTGATAACTTGATAAAACCTGGTTACAATTTGCTTCTTACTTTCAGTTAATTCTCTCTTCTTTTCAGGATCATAGAATAGTTCTAGAAACTCTTTTATAGATGAATGAACTGATTGATTCTTTTGAAGAATAAAATCAAAATAGACCTTACTTTGCTTGTCTTTGAAGATCCGTTCTTTATTATAATAGATTGGTTCTGTAATAACATAAATCATAATAAGTCCTATTTTACGTCCAGCTTTAATTAACCAGGGCAAGTATATCAAATTCAAAAATGTTTCATCAACACCAAAACTATAGTTGCCATGTCCCGAAAGAATTCGCTCACTAAAAAGGTCAGCTTTTAATTCAGATGTATACCGATTGAACTGTTTATCACCACTATCAATTTTTTCTAGAAAATCTTCAACAAGCTTGAAAGGAGCTTTTTCAAGAGCAGACCATCTACCAGCAATAATCCAAGGGTATGGTATTCCTTCAAATTCTGGTTGAAAGTCTGAGTATTTTTTATAAATATTAGTAATTAGATATTGCATACTAACTCCTGTATGTTTTTTAGAAAAGGAGTCTAGAAGAGGCCAACGTGTTATCTCTTGTTCAATAGGTTCTAGCTCACAAATATGAGCAACGCTTAATGCATGAGTATTTATATCGAATGCTGGAAAGAAACGCATGATTGTTCCAAATAACCCGACATGAAACCCATTTTTCATATATTTTGGGCATTCAAATAAAATAACTCGTGCATCCAAATCTTTCATAATTTCAAAAAGCTCTTCATCTTCTGCCACATGTTTATCAACAAATATTTGCAACTGACTACCAGGAAATATTTTAATGTATTCTTTCCAACTTTTTAATCCATCAATATACTGCTGAAAGTTCTTTGAAGGAGGATTTGCTTTAAAAAAGACAATGTTTACTGTATTTGCATATCTTCGATTTGGACTATAAATAGTGTTAAATTTGCAGATAGAGTTCTCCATTATAAGATTACTTAGAGTTTTCCATGAACCAAAGTCCCTGGAGAAAAGCATCTGCTAAGTCATCCTTCTTCGGGTGTTTAAGCATATAATCTTTCCATTGTTCTGGTACCAAAGCTGCTGCATGAACAATTCCAGTTTTCTTTCGTCCCTTATAAGTCTTGGTAGCATCATCTACTGTCACCATATTTGTCAGCTTATGGACAGCTGAAACTCCCTTGGTAGAATATCCATGACATTCAAACCACATGTGCATCATTGCTTGAACAGCCATCATACGCTTATCAGGTTGTTGTTCAAAAATAACCTTATGAGAACCGTTCCATATTCCAGTCCTGGAAGTCAAAGAAGTGTTAATTAAAGGCGCTAAATCAACGACCGAACCTTGCTTGCATGATTTTACGCAACGTTTCCATACAAGACTTCCATAATGTTTGTAAAGACCATCTACCAGGTCTTTCTTGGTTGTTCCCTGAATATTCGATTCCGAAGCCTCCTTCTTCAATGCTTCCAAAGTCTTCTGTGATAATGATGTCTTTGTAATTGATCTTCCTGCCTTCTTGTGGACAGAACACGCATATCTTTCTTGTTGCTTCCAGTTTGCTGGTTTGCGACATTTAAAACACTTGGCCTCGTGTCCAGCTCCTTCTGCCATAACATCAATTAAATCCCAATGAAGAATCTTGACATCTTTGCGTGAAGTTCCTTCTAGAATACAGAATGCAAGATTACGTAATCCAACATCAAATGATACAAGCTTCATTGTTACTTATATGACGATGATGTAAAAATGGAATTTTTTTATTTACACTTGTTATGTGTAACATCATGACCACGATAGAGATGGTCTCTATTTCGCGTGCGCAAGAAGCCGCAAACAAAGAGGGCCTGATAGAGGTCTGTAAAGCAGCCCCCCAAGAGTCCAAGACTTACGGGGCTGTGATTGCCAAATATGTGGTATACTCCAGGGCCAACCCCTGGAAAGGAGACTTCTACTGGGCACACCCAGAGGAGATCAGATATCTTGGCAAGCTCGTGAAGGAGTGGATGCAAGGCTCAGGCGATGGCCGAGAGACTATCCGCCAGTTTACTCACGGCGGCAAGACCGTAACAATGCGCAGTGATTACCACCTGTGCTGGGTAGAGATGGACGCACCAGAGACTCAGCGAGAGAAGGTGCCAGCTGACGCGCTTATGATATAGCCTTCTGGCAAAACGAATTTTTTCTGTATAAGAATTGTGGTATATAACTACAATGTCAACCCCCCAGGAGCTTGCCACTGCCTTCATGGCAGAGCAACGCAAGCAGGAGGAGGAGGCAAAGAGAGCATGGGCATACGTGAAGGACGCCCTGAACAAGATCGAGGTGCCTGACCAGGATGACCTCAAGGAGACTGGCCGGACGCCAGACGTAAGGGTGTGGGAGTATCTCACGCACTGCAGGTCACTATACGACCTGAACCAGGGAGTTCCGCCAGGCGGCTACACGACATTCCGGGCATTTGACATCTTCAAGTGCCAGGACTGGGCCAGAACCGAGGCGTTGTTCCGTGAGCCATACGAAATGGTCAAGTCAGACCTGCTCTACATAAAGGCGCCAGTCATGTCCTTTGAGGAGTATGTGTACATTACATCCAAGGCCCTGAACTTCAGGGAATACTGCTACAAGCAGTTCAGAACAAACGGCGACAAGCCACCAGACGGTGGCTACACGCCCTTTGAGGTCTTCACGTAGCTCTAAGCGCAATACCGGAGAAATCCGAAAACGAAAATATTTTTTTTTAACAATAAATCCAGAAACAGCTACAATGGTGTGGCTCGAGTTTCTTAAGAGAGCTCCCATGAGCGAGTATCATCAGCTCAACAGAGCGATGAGCTTTGCAGGAGCCTATGTAGACATACCACCCATCAGCTTTGAGCAGTTCTGCGCAGAGCCTACAATGGCGTGGAAATATGTGGGCTACTGCGTGAAGGACTTCATGGATAAGGGCGATAAGCCGCCAGCTGGTGGGTACATGCCTTTCCAGGAGTTTCTGCTCAAGAACACGGACTAATAGCGGGGAAACCCGAAAACGAAAATATTTTTTTTCAGTTAAGTTATTGGCACAACCATGGAGCTCAATTATAAGCTCAACAAGGACTACTCGCTTCTCCAATTAGAGGTGGCCAGGGTCTTTATAGACAAGACGAGCTGGGCTTTCAAGGACTGGGATGCAATGGCATTTGCCAAAAAGGTGCGCACAATTGCACGAATCGACAGCATTGACCACATCTACTTCAAGAGAATGCCGAGCAGTGATGAGGTTGATGCAATCTTTCTGGTTGTGTCCACTTACTCTCACCTGGATGACTTCAAGAAGGACATGAATACTATCATGGCCCTTCTTGCGGGACCAGAACCGTTGTAAAAACGGAACATATGAAATCCATGCTCTGTTTTTCAACAAAATGTCTGTGCCACCTGCATTGGACCTTCGCTGGTCGCACAAGTATCCTGGCAACATGCCAGATGAGCCCTGGCCACTTGGCCCGCATGGCTCACGCCGCGACGGAACGCCATTGCTTCCTGGGACACAACCCACAGAGGAGCAAGTTCTCAAGGACAAGAAGGAGTGGGCAAAGGCAGCTGCAGAATACCTCGTTACACTCCAGAAATGGATCGACGAGAACAAGAACAAGACAGACCCTCTCATGCAGAGTGCTGTAAGTCGTGAGGCTTCAACTATACCTCACATTCGTGAGAAGATTGCTCCATACTTGGAGTAAATACGCCGAAAGGCTATTTTTTAGGTCGAATACTTTCAATGTATAAGGCTACAATAAGAGTCATAGAAGCATCTGTAGTTGGGTCATGAACTTTATCAAGCGGAAGAAATTTTGCTAGTTGTTTTGTTTCGGCATCTAAATGTTTTTTAATGCAAAGATAAGTTCCTTCTAATTTAGCTGTTCCACATTTCTTTCTGCTTTGTGTATTCCATAAAGCAATATCAATTACGTGTCTAGGCTCAAGATATTCAAAGCCATACATTGCAGATGCATTTTTTAGAGCATCAATATCGAATGTTCCCTTTACAATGATTGTAGACTCTGAGTAATGTTTCATAAATGTAGAATACCAGGAAGGAGGTTTGTGATGAGACTTAATATTAGAATCTTCTGCATAAATTTTTAGACCTTCTTTTAGAGCTTCTATCCCATCGGTGGATAATCTGGATGGAAATGAAGACCCCCAGCCCATTCCAAGCCGTCCTTCTAATTCATCTAACTTTCTTGCTGTGGTTGATTCAACGGTTGCATATTTTGAGATAGGGAATGATACTTCGCGCTTAGGTTTTGATAATGTTACAAAAAAGGGATTATTATATGACCAGGACCCATCTACATTTTTGCTGAGGAGAAATCCGCCAATTTCTCGTGAAACAAAAAAGAAATCTTCATTTGGTGGGAACACGTATTTTTGATCTCCTGTTTCTCCAAGAACATGCCAGAACTCGCAGTCAAACACCAGTATCTTTGTTTGACCACTAGCTAGTGTATCTAAGTATTTGTTGTGGAATCTCATTGTATTTAAGCAGATGCTTTTAGGAGCTGAAGAAGAACAGTCTTTGAATCACGCTTGCCGTAAGGGATTCCTTTCTTGGATAGCAGATCGCGAAGTTCAGAGGAAGTCTTTTCCTGGAGGTCATCGACATCACTTACAGGCACAGTAGGAACTTCTACGGTATCGACGACTTCAACATTCTTTTCTTCAATTACAGAAGCTCGGTCATCTTCTTCTTCCGAATCTTCTGTCTCAAGGGGTGCAGGAACAAGGTGGGATGCAACAAAGGAAGAGAGGGAGCTGACAACAGACATCACCTTATTCTGCTGCCAATACATGTATCCGACCATACCAGCCAAGACAAGAACCATAGTTGCGAGAACGAGGACACTGACATTTAGAAAACCGCTCATTTGGTGTTTTGTATAGACAAAAGCTTCTTTCTTTAAACGTAAAGGAATGCCGACTGCTGATGCTTCTCAGTTTACGCGGTTAAAAAAGTACAGCGCGATTGATACCCAAAAGTTCGATGATCCCCGCTATCAGCAAAAAAGAGTTACGCACTTATTTCAGAGAGTGCCTTCTGTAACAGAACCAGGCAACTTTCTTCCTTCTCCTACGAATAAGTATCTTACTAATACTAGCTTTACCCAAATTAATCGCTTTACAGGTCTTCAATCTAAACCTAAGGTTCCAGGAGGAAACCGGTTTGGCGCCGTATAAACAAAAGCTTCTTTCTTTAAACGTAAAGGAATGCCGACTGCCGATGCTTCTCAGTTTACGCGATTAAAAAAGTACAGCGCGATTGATACCCGCAAATTTGATGATCCCCGCTATCAGCAAAAAAGAATTACACACTTATTTCAGAGAGTACCTTCTGTAACAGAACCAGGCAACTTTCTTCCTTCTCCTACGAATAAGTATATTAGTACTACTAGCTTTACCCAGATAAATCGAGTAACTGGGGCTGAATCTAAACCTAAGGTTCCTGGAGGAAACCGGTTTGGCTATGTTCTTAGACCTCGTCGCACTACTTTAACTGGAACCAGTCAGGCAACGAATGGAGTTCTTATCGTTG